ACCCACTGCTGAGGAAAACCGGCCCCGTAACATCGCATTCAACTACATCGTGAGGGCAGCATAATGAATGAACCGATCGTCGTATGGGGAGAAGATGGGTTTGCTTCATCTTCCGGTTGGGCCACGGTATTTGCCGCCAACCCGATTACTGGTGAATACCTGTCGCAACAGCAGGTCTGGGTATCCGTGGGAACGGGTCTCCCTGCTGGTGCCTATCTGGATGAACCGGATCAAACCGCACCAGGGAAAGCCATTGTTCGTAGCCAGACAGGCTGGGAGTCCGTCGATGATTTTCGCGGTCAGACGGCATACGACAAGCGCACACGCCAACCTGTCGTTATCAAGGAGCTCGGTGAACTGCCGCTGGCCCTCACTCTCACCCCTCCGTCATCCCCATTCGACGTGTGGGATGCGGACCTGCTGCGTTGGGTGAAAGACCTAGAGCAGGAGGATGCCGTGCAGGCACAGCAAGCGCAGCAGAAACGTCTCACCTTGATGAGCGAAGCAAGCCAGGAGATCGCCGTGCTCACCGACGCACTGGATCCCAATGTCATCAGCGAACCGTCAGCCGATGACCAGGTGAAACTCATCGCCTGGAAGGCTTACCGCGTTGCCCTCTCCAAGGTCGACCAGCAGGCTGGCTATCCTCATACCATCACCTGGCCGACGCCCCCGGGGGATTCCGCCACCGAATAACCCTTGAGTCCGACCACCACCCCGCCCTGTGCGGGGTGTTTCGTGACTGCCGTCATCCGCCACCTTGTCACCGCTTCGCCAGTGTGTGCGGCCCTCACACACTGGCCGCCGCTCGCCTGACATCCCCTGCCCCTGCATCCTGACCCTGCTCGCATCACAGGTATTACCTACGCACAGAATGCTCCGTCCGGACAACAGGAGAACCTATGGCACTGGACCAATTTCACCACGGCGTGCGCGTCGTGGAAGCCAACGAGGGCACGCGCACCATCCGCACCGTCGCCACGGCGGTGATCGGCATCATCTGCACCAGCAGCGATGCGGATGCCGCTTACTTCCCCCTCAACAAACCCGTGCTGATTGCCAACCTGACGGCGGCCATCGCCAAGGCGGGCAGTACCGGCAACCTCAAACGCTCGCTGCAAACCATCTATGACACCGTCAACACCATCGTCATCGCCGTGCGCGTGGCCGATGGCGCCGACGCCGCCGAGCTGACCAGCAACATCATCGGGACCATCCTGCCGGATGGCAGCTATACCGGCCTCAAGGCGCTGGAGCGTGCTGCCCCGGTCACGGGCGTCAAGCCGCGCATCCTCTGCGTGCCGGACAACTGCACCCTGCCCATCGCCACCGCCCTGGCGGGCGCAGCCAAAAAGTTGCGCGCCTTCGCCTATGTGCCGACCATCGCCGACACCGTCGAAGCAGCGCTCGCCTACCGCGAGAACTTCTCCAGCCGCGAACTGATGCCGATCCACGGCGACTGGACCGCCTGGGACACCGCCGCCAATGCCAGCATCAAGCTCGATGCCTGCCTCAAGGCTGCCGCCATGCGGGCATTCATCGACAAGGAGATCGGCTGGCACAAGACCCTGTCGAACGTCGGCGTGACCGGGGTCGACGGCATGACCAAGGCCCTGTTCTGGGATCTGCAAGACCCCGATACCGAGGTCGGCCTGCTCAACGCCAACGAAATCACCGCCCTCATCCGGGCCGATGGTTTCCGTTACTGGGGCAACCGCACCTGTTCCGATGATCCGCTGTTCGCCTTCGAGAACTACACCCGCACCGCCCAGATCCTGGCCGACACCATGGCCGAGGCGCACATGTGGGCCAACGACAAACCGCTCACCCCCACCCTGGTGAAAGACATCATCGAGGGCATCAAGGCCAAGGGCCGGGAACTGGTGGCGGGCGGTTACCTGCTCGGCTTTGACTGCTGGTACAACGAGGAGCTCAACGACAAAGACACCCTCAAGGCCGGCAAGCTGCGCATCGATTACAACTACACCCCGGTGCCGCCGCTCGAAGACCTCGGCTTCATCCAGCGCATCACCGACACCTACCTCATCGACTTCGGCGCCCGCGTCGCGGCCGCCGCATAAGGAGCCACCATGGCACTGCCAAGAAAAGTCAAACAGCTCAACGTGTTCACCGATGGCACCAACTGGATTGGCGAAGCGGAAGAATTCACCTTTGCCAAGCTCTCCCGCAAGTTCGAGGCCTATCGCGGCGGCGGTATGGGCGGCGCGGTCAACATCGACATGGGGCTCGATGACAGCGCCCTCGATACCTCCTTCACCATGGGCGGCTACAGCGCCGAGATCCTGGGCAAGATGGGCAATGGCAAGATAGACGGCATCGCCCTTCGCTTTGCCGGTTCCATCCAGCGGGATGATGTCGTCGGTGTGCAGGTCGTGGAAGTGTTCACCCGAGGTCGCTTCAAAGAGATCGACTGGGGCACTGCCAAGGTCGGAGATAACAGCCAGGCCAAGGTCAGCATGGTCAACACCTACTACAAAGTGACCATTGACGGGGCCGTCATCCATGAAATCGACCTGCTCAACATGATCGAGATCGGCCCTGATGGCGTCGACCGCATGGCCGAACACCGCAAAGCCATCGGTCTCTAACTCACCCAACCACCCAACGGGCGGCCCACAGCCGCCCTCACCACATATCTAGGAACCAACACCATGGAAAACAAGACCATTACCCTCGACCAAGTCATCCAGCGCGGCGATACCACCATCACCGAGGTTCAACTGCGCAAGCCCAAGGCGGGCGAAATGCGCGGCCTCAATATGACCGATGTGGTGCAGATGGACGTTAACGCCCTCACCAAACTGCTGCCCCGCATCACAACCCCCATGTTGACCGAGGTCGAGATCGGCAACATGGATCCGGCCGACCTGATGCAACTGGGCAGCGAGGTAAGCGCTTTTTTGGTACCGAAGAGAATGGCCTACCTCATTGCGTAGACGAGGTGATGGCCGACATCGCCATCATCGCCCACTGGCCGCCCTCCGAGATGGCGGCCATGGAGATCAGCGAGCTGATGGGCTGGCACCAACGCCTCGTTGAAACCCACAACCGCATCAACGGGGCAGACGAACAATGAACCCTCTCAAACTGCAAATCCTCCTCGGGGCGGTCGACAAGCTCACCGCCCCCCTCAAGGCCGCCAGCGGCCAGAGCAGAACCACGGCCAAAGACCTCGCCGAGACGAAAAAGCGCATCAAGGAGCTCGAGACCCAGAGTGGCCAGATTGACGGCTATCGCACCCTGGGAAGCCAAATTGGCGCTACCCGCGCCCAGCTCACAGCAGCCCAGCGCGATGCCCAGCAGATGGCCCAGCAACTTGCCCGGGTCGAGCAACCGACCAAGGCCATGACCCGCGCCATGGAGCAGGCCAAACAGAAGGTGCGCGACCTCTCCCAGCAAGAGCGTGAAATGGTTGCCCGTCACGGCAGCCTGAAACGGTCCCTGGGCGAGGCAGGTATCAACACCAAGCAGCTCGGCGAACACCAGCGCCGCCTCAAGACCGATCTGGCTTCCGCCAATACCCAGCTCGACCAGCAGCGCGCCAAGCTGGGCCAACTGGCCGACCAGCAAAAGCGCCTCAACCAGGTCAAGGCGAACTATGACAAGACCATGTCGATGCGCGGCACCATGGCGGGCTATGGCGCCGCAGGCATGGCAACCGGTGCTGCGGCCATCTACAAGGGCACCAACATCGCCAGCAAGGCCATGGGCTTTGATGTCGACATGTCCAAGGTGCAGGCGATCACCAGGCTGGACAAAGGCAGCGGCGAGTTGGCCGCCTTGCGGGCTCAGGCCCGGGAGCTCGGCGCCAATACCGCCTTCACGGCGGGCGAAGCGGCGCAGGGCCAGGGCTTCCTCGCCATGGCTGGCTTCACACCCAAGGCGATCCGTGACGCCATGCCTGGGGTGCTCGACATCGCCAAGGCAGGGGGTGTCGAGATCGCTGCCGCAGCGGATATCGGCTCCAACATCCTGACCGGCTTCAAGCTGCCGGCAAACCAGATGACCCGACTCGGGGATGTGATGGTCGGCACCTTCACCCGCGCCAACGTCGACTTGCAGATGCTGGGGGAAACCATGAAGTACGTGGGCCCGGTAGCGGCGGGCCTTGGCGTGGACCTTGAAACTGCCTCTGCCATGGCGGGTAAGCTGGGGGATGCTGGTATCCAGGGAAGCATGGGCGGTACCGCCATGCGAGCCATTCTAGGCCGCCTCGCGGCGCCCCCCAAGGCCGCGCACGACGCGCTCGCCGCCCTGAACGTCAAGACCGCCGATGCAGCCGGTAACCTGCGCGCCCTGCCCGATATTCTCGACGAGCTCTACAAGAAGACCAGCAAGATGGGGGACACCACCCGCTCGGGCTACTTCAAGGCCATCGCCGGTGAGGAAGCCTTCGCCGCCCTGGCCGTACTGACCGAACAGGCGGGATCCGGCAAGCTGCAGGAGCTCATCGCCACCTTGAAGAAAACCCAGGGGGAAGCCGGCAAGGTCGCCAAGGTCATGGCTGATAACGCCATCGGTGATCTGGATAACCTCACCTCCGCGTGGGATGACGTGGGCATCCAGATGATGGAGACCGAGAACGGCCCGATGCGCGGGATCATCCAGCGTGTCACCGAGATTATCCAGGTCACCGGCAACTGGATGCGGGCCAACCCTGAACTCACGTCCACCCTGACCCGCATCGCGGCCGTGACAGCCGTGGCCGCCGCCGCTGGCGGTTCACTGCTACTGGTCGTGGCTGGCCTGCTGGGCCCGCTGGCGGCCATCAAAATGGGGATGTCGATGCTGCTGGTCTATGGAAGCCCCTTGCTGACCTTCATCAAGGCACTGACCATGGGCATGGTCAGGCTCGGCATTGCCATGCTCACCAACCCCATTGGCTGGTTCATCATGGGCATTGTGGCCATCGCCGCCGGGGCTTACCTGCTCTACAAGAACTGGGATGGTGTCGCCGCATGGTTCAGTGGACTGTGGGCGCAGTGCCAAGCCCCTGCGCTCGCCTTCTGGGCGCTCCTGAAAGAACTCTTCTCATGGACCCCCATCGGCATGCTCATCATGCACTGGGGCGAGATCTGGGCCTTCTTCGACACCTTGCCAACGGGTGCAGCCAACAAGGGCAAGGCCATCGTCGACGGTCTGATTGGTGGCATCACTGCGAAGTGGGAGAGCCTGAAAGCCAAGATAAAAGCCCTCACAGACCTGCTGCCGGACTGGATGAAAGGGGGTGGCTCGGTCACGGCCAACGTCAACCCGTCAGGCTACCTCACCGGCAACTACAACACTCCCGCCATGGCCGGGGGATCCGGCTATGGTCCTCGCATCGTTGAAAAACCACACATAAAGCCAAAAGCCAGCACAACCATCAACAGTCAGCCGTTCTACAACCTCACCGTTAACGCAGCTCCTGGGATGGATGAATCGCGAGTAGCCTCGATTGCCTTAGACAAGATCAGAGAGCAAGAGCGTGCGAACAAAACGCTTGGGCGTGCTGGTTACAGCGATCGCAACTAAGGAGCAACAGCCATGATGATGACCCTGGGCTGGTTCGTGTTTATGCGCTCGACCCTCGCCCCCCTCTCACAACAAGACGAACGGGCATGGCGCCATCCGGGCAATAACCGGATCGGTGCTCGCCCGGCATACCAGTACCTCGGCCCCGATGATGAAACCACCACCCTAAGCGGGATGCTGCTGCCCGAAGTGACCGGCGGCCCCGTCTCCCTCGACTTGCTGAACAATATGGCTGACAGCGGTCAGGCTTTCCCCCTGATCCAGGGGGATGGCGTCATGCGTGGGTCATTCGTGATCGAGGGCATCAGCACCACCCGCAGCGAGTTTTTCAGCGATGGCACCGCCCGCAAAATCGAGTTCACCATCAAGCTCAAGCGGGTCGATGACAACGACAGATCCCTTGTCCAAACCCTGCTGGGCCGCACCGCGGGCAACCTCTTTGGCCGCCTGGGCCTGGGCAAGCTGGTCGGCAGTATCGGCAACAAGCTCGGGGGGCTTCTCTGATGGGGGCTTTCGACCAGTTCGGCACGCGATTGGCCGAAAACTTGGGGCTGACCAATCCGCTCGACGCCTTGCGCCAAGGCCACCCGGTACCGGCTTACCAGGTGCTGGTCGATGGCAAAGACATCTCGGCCGCCATCAGGCCGCGCCTGATGTCGATGACCATCACCGATAACCGGGGCTTCACCGCCGACACCATCGAGATCACCCTCGATGACAGCGACGGCCAGCTCGATATGCCACGCCGGGGCGC